CTTCTAAAATCATATCTATACCCTTTTCTGCATTTAGGTTTACCATTAACCCAAAACGCACTAATGAATTCATTGGTGTCATCAAGCGTCCTCGGTGCTCGTCCCGAGGAGGTACTTCTCCTGGACAGCGCATCCTGACTTGATGACTTTTTATTTGGTTTAACAACTTCGTAAACATATGTTGTTCTGTATCGCATCGCTCCAAACGATGGCTCAATATGAACAGGCGTTAGAAATGCCGTATCAAATGCTTCCGTTCGCCTTTCATGAATTACTATATTTGGATCATTCTCTAACTCACGTATTTTATCAGCATCAGCTGTTTGACTAAGCACTATTGTTTGTCGTGCCAATTAAACACCCACCATTAGTAGGATTGAATCGGAATTTATGCCGCACACACACGCCACAACAACAAACAACATTTTCCAGAAGTGATCTGGTAATTTGCCTTCAGTAGTCAAGTTCAACTTCATTCTAGATCCTTACAAAGTACTTTACCTACAACGTTCAACATTAAACCGTTACCATTTGTAGCTGATGATTGTATAGCCATCAAACCAGCTGGTACTACAATAGTTCCCAGTCTTCTTGTAGCTGCTTCTCCGCTAGATGACATATAGAATGTCTGAGCGTAGACTCCATCTTGCGAATCACCATTATCCAGGATATCATATGGTGGCTTCTCTTCTTCTTGATCTTGTGCAATATCCACAATTTCACCCGACGTTAAAGTCTGGGTTCGCAAACTTGCAAGTGGATTATTCAAACCTTCGACAGTTGAATCAGGATAATTAGTATCATCCGCATCTGGTATTTGATCCATTCTGTCTTGATTATATGCATTAACCATCCCCACGGAATCCCATGTTTTGACATTCCCTGATGAAGCTTGCACTTTTGAGCCACCTAATACATGAACATTCCAGGTGTCTGTCGGCGGTAGACCCGTCGCTGACATATTTACAGTATCCTCAAATGTCGGTGAACTAGCTAGAGCTGTATAAGTCCACTCACCACCAGTATAATCTCGAGCCACAGGATCGTCAGAATCCCCGACAAAATCTACGACCTTCGGTGCAAGCTCTCCGTCTTTACGGTGCTGAAGTGACATATATGGCCTTAATACTTGACCATATTTGCCCATTTCAGATTTAGTAATTCCAGCTGCTTCAAACATAGATTCGCGAGCAAAATGGAATTTCCTAAAGGCATTACGTACACGCCACGTATTAGGAATAGTAATAATTTGATTAAAACTATTTGCAGATGCAAAAGATGAGACTTCCACGATATATGCATAAAGATGCCCATCGCGTGTAGTTATTTCCTCATTCTTTCCGTTAGCTGCAGCCAAGTCTTTCGCTAAATTAATGTATTTCGTCCCAGCTTGATGAGCTGGATATAATAAATTTCCTTCCGATACCATATCCCCAATAGGGGAGGCTACCCCTGTATAAAGAGTATAGTTACATATGCCGGCCACATTTCGAATTAATCCCTAAGGAAGGGATCCGTTTTAACGCCTCTTCGCGTAACTCGCAACTCATACAATTCATGTATTCGGTCATCTTAGACTGTCTTGACATAGTAACCGGGTAGCACTGCTGTATAAAAACACATCCCGCCCCATATCCGCGGGCTTCCCTAATTACCGGTGGTAATCCTTCCCGTCTTGCGTTTTCACCTCCTTCGGGGTGTCGCTAGACTTACCCACCGGAGGCCATTGCCTTTTAGTAGCCTCCGGTTCCTGCGTCATTTGGATCAGTAACCAAATAATCGTGTGAACTGATGGGATACACTTTCTTCAGGTATCCATACCCCTCGTTCAATATCGAAAAATGTGGGGAGGGGGCGGCCTTCCCAAACCGCCTTCCTCTCCGTTATCTCCTTCGTACGTGCCATGCCGTCCTTAGCAGCTTGTTCCTTTTTACGAGCAAAAAACGCTCTACGTCTTTCCTTCTGATGTTCAGCATATTGTTTCTTGGTGTAAAATGTACCTCCGTCCCAGTTTTCGGTAATACCGTCCAGTTCGAACTTACATTCATAACAAGTACACCAAACACCATTTACTGTCTCAAATTCACCAGTAATTGGGTTGATCCAATCTCCCTCGCCTAGGTAAGCCACATTTATTCGACTATGTGTCTCGTACTTAAAGAGCACTTACACTTGTAACACTTGGGACTCCTTGGAGGAGTTCTTGTGTTTGACTGATATATATGTCCACAACGAGGACATTTGTATTTGACTCCTTTACGATCGTTCATTTTATCAGGCGACACATCTTTCTTCTAAAATCATATCTATACCCTTTTCTGCATTTAGGTTTACCATTAACCCAAAACGCACTAATGAATTCATTGGTGTCATCAAGCGTC